CCGTAAGTATCCAACAACCGAAGCCGGTGGTGCGCTGGCGTGGGAAGACACTGGAACAGCAGACATTCGTTTGACAGTTACAGCGTCTGCGGCAACAACCGCTGGGGAAGTTCGTTTTACAATTCTGTATCAGCAAAACAACAACCTTGCTTAATAGGAGGGCATTATGGCTGCTTCTATTTTTGCTAAGACAGCAACGGCAACTGGCACCCTACAAGGTGGTAGAACTCGTCTGAAGTCTTTCGTTGTGAAAACTGCTGGGACTGGGTCTCCTGCTGTTGTTTTTAAAAACGGCAGCGGAGGCGCAACCATTCTTTCAATGGTTTTTAGCACGAGTGATGATGTGCAAATAAGCATCCCAGATCACGGTATGATTTTTGATGATGAATGTCATGTAACACTGACAAACATCACATCAATTACGGCGTTTTTTGGCTAACCCTTTTTTGGTGTGAAAAAAATGTCTGTCCACGAGATAAGATCAATATCACAGGTTGGAACGGTTGAGCCGTTTAACTTGCAGGTTGCTCGTGGGCAGATTCCCGCACATTCTATCCGTAATATATTTGGCACTAATCCCGCGATTGGAACATCGTTTATAACGGCTTGGGAAGACAGCACAACGCTTCCTTTTCTGTCCGCCGCTCAACAACTGTCTGTTGTTAGTAGTAGTGCTAGTGACACCGCTGTTAGTATTTTAATTAACGGTTTGGACGCTGATTACAACACACAAACAGAAGTTGTAGCATTAAATGGCACAACTCCTGTAACTACTACAAAATCTTTCTTCCGAATTAATGACTTGGTCACTAGCGTGGGTGACGCAGTAGGGGACATCACGGCAAGTTATAACAGTGTTGTATACGCTAAAATAATTGCAGGGCGTGGCAGAAATCAAGCAGCAGTATTCACTGTTCCTGCTGGGCATTCTTTTTATCTTGGTCGTATTGATGCGTTTACTGCAACAGCAAACAACGACACTAAAGTCATGACGTTCCGCAACCGTGTAACTTTCAGCGATGGACGCATTTTTAATGTTGCTCAAACAAATTTTGTTTCACGAATGGATATTGCACGAAGCCTCCCCTTTAAAATTTCAGAAAAATCAACGATTGAGTTTCAGTTAAAAATGTCTGGGCAGACCGCTGATATTGGTGTGTTTGGTGACGGTGTGTTATTAAAAGAGTCTGGAGGTCTGTAATGGCTCGTAAACCAGCAAAAATGCCTAAACGCAACAAAAAGAATTTCCGGTCTACCGAATCTGGTGCTGGAATGACCAAGGCTGGTGTGGCTGCGTATCGTAGAGCTAACCCTGGGTCAAAACTAAAGACAGCAGTTACTGGAAAAGTAAAAAAAGGTTCTGCTGCCGCAAAGCGCCGTAAGTCTTATTGTTCTCGTTCTGCTGGGCAAATGAAAGCGAACAACATCAGTTGTAAGAAGACGCCTAAGAAACGTATTTGCGCGGCTCGGCGGAGATGGAAATGTTAAACAAAGTTTTAATTAGTCTTGTTAGTTTCTTTTCTGTCGTGTCCGTTGGTTTCATAGGATGGGTGGGACTCAGTATTGTTGATTTAAAGGTAGAAGTAGCTGAGACGCATGGTAAGGTTGCGGCCAATTATGAGATGATAAAACCTATGTGGGAATCATTTATATCGGAGAAGAGAGTTGGCGATCTCGCGGAGTTCTATACCACAACAAATAACTAAAGGTGGGACAATGGCAAAAGATGCATGTTACCGAAAAGTTAAAGCAAGATATAAAGTCTTTCCGTCAGCGTATGCTTCAGGAGCGATTGCTAAGTGCCGAAAAGTCGGAGCCAAGAACTGGGGAACTGGAGGAAAGAGTAAAACAACTAAAAGAAAGAGTAGATCTTCTAAACGCAAAGGTAAGACCTACTAATGGCTGAGACGAAACCAAAAAGAAAATTTAGAGGCAAGCCAGTTAAGGGCACCGCTGTGGCTCGAGGCTGCGGTTGTGTTCTGCCAAGGCGGCGGAAAAGAACTAAGGGTTCGGTGGAGCAGTCCTAATGGCGGTTCGTAAGACAAAAAAGGGTGCAGCGCTCAAGCGTTGGTTTAAAGAAGAATGGAAAGATGTTCGTACAGGCAAGCCCTGTGGCAGAAAGAAGGGTGAAAAACGTGGTGTCCCTTATTGTCGCCCGTCTAAGCGGGTTTCATCCAAAACCCCTAAAACGTCAAGCGAATTGTCTACAAGCGAAAAAAAGAGTAGAATATCCCAGAAGAAGCGTTTGGGACAACCTGCCGGTAAGCCAAGGCGTGTTAAATCTGTTAAGAGGAGAAAAAAATGAAGAAGAAAATGAAAAAAGGCTACATGGGCGGCGGAATGATCAGCCCTCGAAAAGAAATGGCAATGGGTTATCAAATGGGTGGTTCAGTTGCTGGAGATGTAAAACGCGCTGTGGGCATGGCACAAACTATTGGCGATGCAATGGCACAGGCTGTTGCAAAACCGCGTGGTGACGTAACCGGCATGAACGCTGGACGCATGGATCGCATGATGGGTACTTCTCGCAGGCCCATGTCGAGCGGCGGGATGCGTCCTCCAATGCGTAAAGGTACACTTGTATAATGGCAACTTCAGGTTCAAGGGATTTTGACCTTGATGTAGCGGACATCATTGAGGAAGCGTATGAGCGGTGTGGAATTGAGATTCGCACCGGTTATGATGCTCGTTCTGCTCGGCGTTCCTTGAATCTGATGTATGCGGACTGGGCGAATCGTGGCGTAAATCTTTGGACGGTGAAACAAGACACTCTGACTTTAATCAATGGTACGGCTACATATAATGCTGCTAATGGTCTTGCCTCACCGATGGCGGACATTCTTGAAGTAGCCTTGCGTAGATCAGGAACTGATTATGAGGTAGATCGTCTTAGTCGCGGTGAATACTTAAATGTGCCAACAAAAACAACCACAGGCAGACCCAGTCAGTTTTATTTCAATAGACAAGTCAGCCCTGAAATGACCTTATGGCCTGTGCCTGAAAATAGCACGGATCAGCTTGTATACTATTATATCACACGAATAGAAGATGCTGACGCGCTCGTTAATACAACGGATGCCCCCTTTAGGTTTTTGCCTTGTATGGTTGCTGGTCTTGCATACTATTTATCTATTAAAAAGGCTCCAGAACGAGTTCAGCTTTTAAAAACGGTGTATGAAGAAGAGTTCCAGCGTGCGGCAGATGAAGATGAGGATCGTGTGTCACTCAAATTGACACCTAGTATTCAATATTTGAGGGTGTAATGGCTAGATATGCGTCAGGAAAAGATGCGTATGGGATTTCAGACAGGTCTGGATTTCAGTTTCGTTTAAGAGATATGCGAGAAGAATGGAATGGTCTACTTGTAGGTCCAGATGAATATGAACCAAAACACCCGCAGTTAGAACCGCCTAGAGTTGGCCCAGATCCTCAAGCGTTAAGGAATCCGCGTCCGGAACAGGCTTTAGATCAACAACGGAACATTCAATGGAGTTGGAATCCTGTTGGTGGTCCGCCCACTAATCCAATTAATCCGCCGAATAACTTGGAGGCGTTAGGCCAAGTAGGGGTAGTTACGGTAACGGTGACATAATGGCATTTACATACACAGAATTACAACAGGCGATACAAGACTACACAGAGAACAACGAAACTACTTTCGTTAATAATATCCCTGTATTCATAAGACTTGCAGAGGAACGTATTCTTAAATCTGTACAACTAAACCTGTTTCAGAAGAATGTTTCTGGTGTAATGGCCAATGCTAACCAGTTTTTAGCGTGTCCGACTGACTTTTTGGCACCTATGTCTTTGAGTTTTACAGATGCTAATGGTGACCAGTCTTTTCTGTTATTTAAAGATTTGGACTATGTTCAGACATACACTCCAGACCCTGCGACAACTGGCAACCCCCTTTATTATGCACAATTTGATGTAAGTAATTTTTTGCTTGGGCCAACACCTAACGCTAATTACGTTACGACACTTCATTATTTGTATCGGCCTCCTAGTTTAACAGCGGGGGCTGGCACTGGAACGACTTGGTTAAGCGAAAATGCTGAAATTGCCCTATTATATGGCTCTTTAATTGAGGCCTATGTGTTTATGAAAGGCGAACAAGACGTATTAGGGGCGTACAATGCTAGATTTGGTGAGGCTTTATCCCGTCTTAAAAACTTTGGTGAGGCTCTTGAGATATCTGATGAGTATCGCACAGGACAAATTAGGAGGCCAAAAACATAATGTTTAAGGCAATAGTAGATATGCCGGAAGATTTTTCGGTGTCCGTTCAAACCACAAGTAATCGAGGGTTTACACCTGAAGAAGTGGCAGAACGCTGTGTGGATCGTTTGATCAGTGTATCGGATCAAGCTCATCCTGCCATTCGTGACCAAGCAAATGCATATAGAAAGCATATGTTGGCGGTTGTAGCTTTTTACATGCGAGAAGCAATAAAAAGTGATAGAACTACGGTACATAACGCCCTATCTGAGGCAGGTTATGCAAAACTTGCCGAACAAATAAGGAGACTGTGACATGGCATTTACGGGCAATTTTATGTGTACGAGCTTCAAAAAAGAGTTACTTGAAGCTGTTCACAACTTTAAACTTTCAGGCGGTAGCACGTTCAATTTAGCGCTGTATGACAATAACGCTTCATTTACTGCGGCTACAACCGCTTACACAGCTACAGACGAGGTATCTGGAACTGGTTATTCAGCTAAAGGCGCGGCACTTACGAGAGTAGATCCTACTACAAGTGGGACTACAGCATTTACTGACTTTGCAGATCTTACGTTTAGCACGGCTACAATCACTGCTCGCGGTGCGCTTATCTTTAATGATACCGCAGCAGGTGACCCATCCGTAGTTGTTTTAGACTTTGGTTCAGACAAGACATCAACCGCAGGTGACTTTACAATTGTGTTTCCAGCGGCAGATGCGAGTAATGCAATAATCCGGATCGCCTAAACATGGCTGATATCATCGTTCCAATAGGCGGCTGGGGTCGTGGTGGTTGGGGCGAAGATCCGTGGGGTGAAAGTGGCTTTCCCTTTGCTACGGCATCGGTAGGCTCAGTCACTGTTGTTGCGGAAGCTAACGCTCCAGTTACTGGACTTGCAGCCACAGGCGGCGTGGGTTCTGTCACTGTTGTTGCGGAGGCCAATGTAGGAGTCACTGGACTTGCAGCTACAGGCGGCGTAGGTTCTGCTACTGTTACAGCGGATTCCAATACGAGTGTTACAGGTGTTACAGCCACAGGTGCAGTAGGTTCGGCCACTGTTACAGCGGATTCCAATACGAGTGTTACAGGTCTAGCGGCTACAGGCGGCGTAGGTTCTGCAACCGTTACAGCAGACGCCAATGTAGCTCTTACAGGTGTTACAGCCACAGGCGCAGTAGGTTCGGCCACTGTTGATGCAGAAGCAAATGTACCTGTTACTGGTTTGACAAGTACAGGTGGTGTAGGCTCAGTTACAGTACAGGCCGATGCCAACGTAGCTCTTACAGGTCTAGCAGCTACAGGCACTGTAGGCTCAGTAACAACAAACGCTGACGCCAATGTCTCAGTTACTGGTCTAGCAGCTACAGGTAGTGTAGGCTCAGTAACTATAGAACTTGGAATGACAGTTAGTGTCACTGGTTTGTCGTGTTCTGGTATAGTTGGGAGTGTAAGCACAACAGCAGATGCGAATGTTTCACTAACTGGTGTTTCAGCTAGTGGGGAAGTTGGATCTGTACTTGTTTGGGGTACTATTGTGCCAAATCAAAATCCGAGTTATACTCCTATCGCTCCTACGCAAACGCCGGCATGGGGTGAGACCACTCCGGCGCAGACACCAAATTGGACAAACATAGCAGCGTGAGAGGCGATCTAAGATATGGCTAGTACATACACAACTAATTTAGGTATTGAAAAACCAGCGACCGGGGAACAGTCAGGAACTTGGGGCGCTACAACCAACACTAATTTTGACATCCTTGATCAAGCAATTGGCGGTATTGAAGCGGTTACGCTTTCAACGGCTGGGTCAAGTGTATCTCCTACAGCGCTTCCGATCACGGATGGTGCGGTGTCCACGGGTCGTAATAAGTATATTGAATTTGTGGATGGCGGAGATTTAGGCGCAACTGCTTATGTACAGCTTACGCCTAATGATTCGGAAAAGGTCGTATATTTCCGTAACAGCTTATCTGGTTCACGTTCCATCCTTATATTTCAGGGCACTTACAGTTCAAGCCGAGATATCGAGATTCCGAATGGAAAAGATGTTGTTCTAAAGTTTGACGGTGGCGGATCTACAGCTATTGTCACATATCTTCAAGCAAATGAATATTATGTTGGTAACACTCAGCTTGTTGGTAACCTTGACGTAGACGGCGGTACAATCAAGCTGGATGGTAACTATCCTGTTGGTACAGGCAACGTGGCTTTGGGTGACCAAGCACTTGATGATGGCAGCTTATCTGGTGCCGCAAACGTGGCGATTGGACAAGAAACGCTCACAGTGAATACCACTGGCTATTATAACACAGCACTTGGCTATTATTCTTTAGCAGCTAATGTTTCAGGAGCCGACAACACGGCTGTAGGCAGACAGTCATTAAGATACAGTACAGGCAGTTATAATACGGCGGTTGGCTCTACTGCTCTATTAAACAACATCGCAAGCTACAACACAGCTACTGGTTATCAAGCCGGCTATGCAAATACTACTGGCATTTCGCTTACTGCAATGGGTTATAAAGCTGGCAATGCAAATACCACTGGAAACAATAACACCGCTGTTGGTAGCGATAGTTTCAAGCTAAACACAACAGGTGCAAGTAATACTGCACTAGGTGCTTCAGCATTGCTAAACAACACCACCGCAGATGGCAACACGGCTGTTGGGTTTGAGGCTGCTTTCAGTAATACAACAGGCACAAACAATGTGGCCCTTGGACGTGCGGCCCTTTACGACAACAGTACAGGCACTCAAAACACTGCATTAGGACGCTCTGCGTTAGAAAACAACACCGCCGCTAGCAACAATACAGCAGTTGGCTATCAAGCTGCTTACACTAACACAACGGGCAGCAACAACATCGCAGTGGGCAAGCAAGCCTTGTACTACAACACGACAGGTACATCAAATGTAGCTATCGGCCATGTAGCAATGCACCTAAACACCACCGCATCCCAAAACACAGCAGTTGGCTATCAGTCTTTGTATACTAATACCACTGGCGCAGAAAACACCGCAGTCGGTTACAATACTCTTTACGCAAACACCACTGGTAACTACAACACGGCAGTGGGTAAAGTTGCTTTAGACGCAAACACCACCGGCTCTTTTAATACTGGTTTAGGTTACAGGGCATTAAGTTCAAACACCACCGCAACCCACAACGTAGCAGTGGGTTATGAAACCCTCTTTTCAGTTACTACCAACGGTGACAACACTGCTGTTGGGAACTATGCCCTTCGCAGCAACACATCAG